CAATTAAATTCAACGTTTGCAGATGAACAAGAACAGGAGCAAGAGAGATTCTCTTGGTTTTTAAGTGGCTAATATTTATAGAAACGCAAAAGTAGATCTTACAACTACCGATAACACAACGTTATATACGTCGCCTAGTAATTCTAGAGCAATTATAAAAAATATTTTAGTATCTGATGACTCAGGTAGTGGAGATAGTATTAATGTAACTTTAACAGATGCAAGTGCAGCAGTATTTTCTCTTTTTAAAACAAAAGCAATTGCCTCTAATGCAACTACAGAGTTGATTACACAGCCAATTGTATTAGAAGAGAGTGAGATATTAAAAGCACAAGCAACAACCGCAGGTAGATTACATGTAGTAGTTTCTCTGCTAGAAATAAATAGGGATTAATATGTTTATAGAAGAAGGAGAAGTAGCGTACACATACATAAACGGTAAAAAAGTACCGGTCGTAAAATGTGAAACAGAGGTAGTTTTAAGAAACAAAGAAACTGGTTATGAATATGGTTCTGACAAAGAGGCAGAGGACGATATTGCAAACCCAAATACAGCCACGAAAAAAGAACATGTGGTTAGGTCTGTAAAAATAAAAGTAGCGGCAATGCCACCATTAGGTGCAGCGTCAGATAAAGATGAGGATAAAAAATAATGGCAACACCACCAGGTTTTTATAATCCAGTAGACCAAGCTATTTATTCTGCGGGTGATTTTTTTATACCGCAAGAAAGATTTAGAGCTGCTCCTTATAGTAGAAGCACACCCACTGCACCAGGTAGTCCTACAGCTGCAGGTATACCAGCCATTTATCAAACAGGTGGTGGAGGAGGTGGAGATTATGCAGCTTCTCTTGGTTTAGGTCCAGACACTCGTGGATTTATTGGTAATTTTCAAGACATAGATCCTAGTGAAATGTACTCTTATACACCACAAGGTATTCAAATGGAGGGCATAGAATATGGAGAACCCAAAAGTATGGTATACAACCCTACCACAAAAAGATTTCAACCAGCATTTGATTATGATGTTCCTGCTACTATGATCAATGAATACATAAAACCAGCTCCAGAAATATTTGAACCAAAACAACAAAACATGTTTCAAAAAGCATTTGGTAAAGGTTTTGATTTAGCTAAAACTGCAGGAAGTGGATTACTCTCATTAGCTACAGGTATACCTTTTGCAGGACCGTTATTAGAAAGAGGTTTAGGTGCAATATCAAGTCAATTTCAAAACAGACCTCTTGGCGCTGCAGTCATAGATGAGTTTGGTAATGTATATAGTGAAGATGAATTAAATAAAATGAATGCATTAGGTGGATATTATACAGATCCTGCAAGATCAGCTAGAAGAAGAACTGCAAGAATTTCTAAAATGATTGAACGACAAAGAATGGGTAAAAAAATATCTGAAGCAAATTTAGCAAAATTACAAAAACAAGAAGCAGCACAAGAGGCAATAAGACAAGCTGCTGCAAGGGCCATACAAGATGAAAACAGAGATAGAAATAGAGGTGGCTATCAAGCTGGTTATAGTTCTGACTTTATGGAAGGACCAGGAGGTGGAAGACCAGGAGGTGGTGGTTATGGTGGTGGTGCTGATTTATCTAGCACTATGGGTTCATTTATGGACGGTGGTATAGTAGATCTCGTAGATATTTATGATTGATTATAGGAGAAAAAGACAATAAAAAGGTAAAATTATGGCAATTTCAAGAATGAATATGGAAAGACAAATGCGTAATATGGGTGGAATTATGGGTCTCGAAGACCAGAGACAAGGATATTTTTTAGGTAAACTTGTAAAAAAAGCTAAAAAAGCTGTAAAAAAAGTTGTTAAATCGCCGGTAGGTAAAGCTGCATTATTATATGGTCTTACAGGAGGATTAGGTGCTCTTGGAGCTGGTAAAGGACTAGGTTCTTTAGCTCAACTTTCAACATACGCACCAAGCGCAGTGCTGGGTAATTTAGGTGCTGCTTTTACAAAAGGTAGTGCCTTATCTAAAAGTCCATTTGGTAGTTTATTTTTTGATCCTAAAACAGGTGGTTTTAGTTTAGGTAGAACAGCACTTACAGGTTTAGGTGCTACAGCAATTGCTGCACCATTCTTTATGGGTGGTGATGAAGAAGAGGTTGACGAGGGCACGCCATTTACTATGCCACAGCCAGACATAGAGGATATTAGAGATCAAGCAAGAGCATACTATTCAGACCCTACAAGATCTGCATTGTATTTTATGCCTCCTAAAGCTGCTGTAAGATTTGGTGGAGCTTTTGCAGGTGGTGGACTAGCTGATATACCAAGAGGAGGATACGATAATGGTGGTGGTGTTATGATGGCATCCAATATGGAAAATGATAGAACATTAGAGAATCTTTTAGAAAAATATTTAGATATGGGTCTATCCCCAACAGAAGCAGAAAAAGCTGCAAGAGAAGAATTTGAAAGAATGACTAAACAACCTGGTGCAGATAGAACTGCAGCGGCTGAGGGTGGTCTAATGGATTTAGGTGGCATGGAAAAAGATTATAGAGAGGGTGGCTTTGTGCCAATAGGAGCTGAAGAAAGAGCGGACGATGTGCCGGCTAGACTTAGCAAGAATGAATTTGTATTTACAGCAGATGCTGTAAGAAACGCAGGTGGGGGAGACATTGACAAAGGCGCCGAGGTTATGCAAAATATGATGGACAATCTAGAAGCTGGTGGTAATATATCGGAAGAGTCCCAGGGCAAAGAAAATCCTGCACAAGCAATGTTTGACCAAGCACAACAATTGGAGAATAGAATAATATAATGGCATTACCAGATTATTTAGAATCATCAGCAAAAGATTTTGCCCGTCAGCTGACGGCAAGCACATCAGTACCCATTAACACAGGTGCGTTTACTGGTAAACAATTTGTTGCTGGTGAAGATCAATTACAAACAGATGCTATACAAGATGCTGTAGCAGGTCTTGAATCTTACAAACCTTTTTTACAACAAGCACAAACACTAACAGGTACAGGTATGCCTACTCCTGCAGGAGTAACACCTGGTTCAATACAGGATTTTATGTCTCCATATCAAGGAGCTGTTATTGATGAAACATTAAGACAGTATGATCAATCTAGAGCTGGTGGTTTACAAAACATTGCAGATCAAGCACAACAATTTGGTGCCTTTGGTGGTGGTAGACAGGGTGCACTACAAGGACAATTTATGGCTGACACGACAGCAGGTAGAGCAGGTATTGTAGCACAACTACAACAACAGGCTTTTGCAGATGCAGCAAATAGAAGAGCACAAGCAATGCAAGATCAATTTGCATTATCTAATTTTCAAAGAGCAGGACTTGCAGGAGATGTTGCTACACAAGGTAATCTTGGTGCATTCAGACAAGGAATTACGCAACAACAATTACAAGCAGAAGCTGACGCTGCAAGAACTGCAGCATATGAACCACAACAAAGACTTCAACAATTTGGAGGTGGTCTTGGACAGTTAGCTGGATTTGCATCTCCACCACCTGCACCAATGGGTAGCGCTAGCCCATTTGCTACAGGTTTAGCTACAGCAACAGGTGTTGCAGGATTATTTGGTAAACTATACGGATAATATATGAGACCATTAAATAGACCAATGTTTAGATATGGTGGCCCTATCAAAGAAGGCATCATGGATGGTATGAAAGAACCACAAGCTATCAATACTGTTGGTAGTCCGCTTGCACCTAAAGATAAAACAGGTAGAGGTGGTTATGCAATTCCTTTATTAGGGTTGATTCCTGCAGGTTTACAAGCTCTTAGAATCGCAGGTCCAGCAGCTTTAAGAGGTTTTAAAGCAGCTAGAGCATTTGGTGCTACGCCAGGTAAATTAGGGTTTTTTGGTAGAGCAAAAGATTTAGGTACGATTAGAAAAGGAATTGGTTTACCTATGGCTAGTCGTCCAGAAAGCGTTGGTTTTAGAATAGGTTCTTTTGCAAAACAAAATCCTATTTTAGCGTTATCATCACCTAGTTTAGCAACTAGTGCAATCACAGGTGGTGGACCTCTTGCAATAGAGGCAGCTAAAGGTGTTGCAAACTTTTTAGTACCAGGTAAAAGATTTGATCCGTTTAGAGATAGGATGCCTGAAAAAAAAGAAGGCGATACAACTGAATTAAAAAGAGTTGATGAGATAGGAACAGGCGAAGGCACAACAGGCGGCAGTGTTGTTGATGATCCTAACAAGAAAAAAGAAATTGATGAAGATAGAATAGCAAAAACTAAAAAACGATACTACGAGCTTATGGGTATTGACAAAATGAATAAAAGAGCAGCTTATGATTCATTAATAGATGCTAGTAAAATTGTAACAGAAGAAGGTGGAGATCTTAAAGGTTCAATTAAATCAGGAACTTTACAAAATAGAATTATAAACGCAATATCTAAAAACTTAGATAAATCTGTAGATCTTAAAAAACAAATTGATGCTGCAATACTTAAAGGTGAGATACAAAAAGACATTGCGTCTGCAGACTCTATAGATAGAGATCTTAAAAAAGCTAGAATAAAAGCTCTTGATAGAGCAGAAAAACAAGCTGGCGCTTCTGGTCAGATAGCTGCAGTAGTAGCCAAAGACGGAACTATTAGTGGCAGCCAAACAGCAGCCATATTAAGAGCAGACGATATTAAATACGATGGCGTATTACAAGATAAATTATTTAACAATTTCAAAAAAGACAATCCTGCTGCAGATGAAATAGATTTCATGATTGCAAAAGGCGCAGGTCTAGACGATGGTAGATATGTTATCGGTGCAAGACTTGTTGAGAAAAAAGGTAATCAAGTAGCCTTCGTAGTATAGGAGGACTAAATGGCTTCAATCGAAGACGTATTTTACGGTAAATCAAATAACAATAAAGTTGGTACATTAGAATCAATATTGTCTGGTGTTGCATCGGGTCTTATTGCAATACCAAAAGGTTTCTTTTCTTTAGGTGCAACACTTTTAGATTTAGGTGTCGATAGTGGTGCAGCTGCAAAAGTAGAACAATACTTTGATGATCTTACAGAATTTGATGAGAAAGCAGAAGCAACAGCTGCAGGTAGAATAACAGAAGCATTAGTAAACATCGGTATACCAGGGGGTGTAGGTTTTAAAGTTGCATCTCGAATGGCAGGCGATGCTATGAAAGCCGCACGAAACGGTAAGTATGTAAAGCTGTCTAATCCAAATCTAAAGAAAGGTATGGACCAGGCCATAGAATTAAACACACGTGGAAAAACAAATAAATTTATTGCAGGTGCACTAGGTGGTGGTCTAGCAGAGGGTGTGTTTGTAGGTGATGTAGAAAAAGTTGGTACGTTTGGTGATCTTATTGGTGGACCAACAGCAGTTGATAGATCTACAGATGATGATGCAACTAGAGAATTATTAAACAGAGTTAAGTTTGGTTTTGAAGGTGCATTATTTACTGGTGTTATAGGTGGCACAGGTACACTGGTTAAAAAATTAACAAACAGAAATAAACAATTAGATGTAGCAAACTCTAAATTAGATAGATTTATAGATAGAATTGCATCAGGGTTCAGGGCACGAAGTGGTAAGACACAAGAATTTTTTGATATTGAAAGAACATCTATCGGTGAAAGAGCTGCAGATGCTGCAGGTGCAAGAAATATATCTAGAGAACTTGATCAAGCAATTGACAAAATATTTCCGCCATCAAGAACTGTATTTAATCAAGCAACTGCAAAAGATAGACAAGCATTATTAAA